TTGTTTTGGAGCTGACGCTTCGCAACATCCAATGTACGAGTGTTGGGGTTCGCGTTACCCTTATACGAGTTGAACTGATGGAAAGGCTTCTGCTGGTACTGCTGTGTCCACCCACCGTTGGCAGCATTGATGCGACCATCGACACGGGTGGTGTCACTGCGAACCGTTGTCAAACGACCACCCTGCTTGAGAGCAGACTCACGAACATTCATGCGACCCGCGTTACCCATACGGTTCGCCTTACCGCGACGGTCTTCGGGACGGAAACCATACTTCATCAGTTCCTCGTTGGTCTTGGCGGTCACCTGAGCAGCGGCACTGTTCGTGTAAGCGCCGTGATGGCTGTGAATACCTGGGGCAGGTCGGTTGATGTAGTCGTACTGGGCATCGTTACGGTCACTCTTGAAGCGAGTGGGGTCTTGGGAAACAGTCTGTGCCGAGACAAAGCGCTTCGCACCGTTGAACCCGAGACCATCTTCACGAAGACCCGTCTCCGAGCGGTTAGTGGTACGCTTCGTCTTCTCATGCTCGTTGCGGGGAACAACACCAGACATACCCTGCGCACGACCAGGCATCGTGGGACGCCTGGAGGGAAGATGAGCAGTCGTCTCTGGCTTGTAGTGAGTCAACTGACCAACCATAGCAGACCGACCACCTGTGATGTCCGCAGCTGGACCCGACCGACCTGGGAGGGTCGTGAGCCTGTATTCACCAACATTCACTGGGTTGACCCGAAACATTTGCTGATAACCACCAACAGCGGGAGTGTCGGCGCTGACACCCAGACCTGGACCAACCAACTGCTTCTCGATGGGAGACAAGTTATTCATGCGACCCTGGTCATACATTCGATTCCGCATGTTGAGAACTTCCTGACCACCACTCCTCTGTTGAATAGCGATATCAGCGAAACTCTCCATCTCTCGCTTACGTGGAACTTCAACTACAGGTTCAAAGTTGTTCGATTCAATAATTTCGGGATTCTTCAATACAGGTACCCTAGGCTCAACCTTGGGGGGTTCAGACTTGGTACTGAGGTTCCGACCCGCATACACGAGACCCGCGACAGCCATGAGCGAAATGGGATCAGCCATTCTTACTTCTTGTTAACATTTTTATTAACGTACCTTTGCTGAAACAGACCATTTTGAAGTTCGGCACGGGTACTCGCGGGTTCGTATCGCATGGTGCGGAGAGGGACTTTACACTCCATGTTGGTGAGTGGAAAGAGATTACGTTCATAGGTTTGGACAATGTTCTTGTTGAAACGGGAAGTCGACTGAGGACGAAGCTCATCACTCGTATCTATGTGCTGGGCTGGAGAACCCTTGCCAGCCATGTAGGGGGCAGTGCCGTAAAGCATGGTGTTGGGTCGGCAGCCGCCACAGTTGAGAGCGCTGGGCTGGGGGTATACAAAAACTTCATCAGTCGCTTTGACTGGAGGGATAGCTCCCTTATTTTGAACTCGGGAAAGGCCAGGTTGAAGCTGATACGCCATTTACTATTACATGAGAATATTTATCTAACTATACGTTCCGCCACCCCCTCTCACACGACCACCACCTCGGGGACCCCTGATGTCCCCATCCGAACCAAGACCCGCGAACGCCTCGAGCTGAACACCACGTGCATCGGGGCTGCAGTAACGAGTGTCACTCTTGCACATGGGGGCATTCTTGCGACCGTAGAGAGCCTCAGCGAACGCCGTTTGGTCTCCTGGAATTTTTGTCACGGGGTTCGAGACAAACTGCCTCTCCGCGGCGTTGCGAAGATACCTGGGCAGCGCCGTCCGAGAACGACCAGCATCATAGGGGATACGGTCACTCGTGTAGCTGCTGATAAAGGGTTTCACACTGGAGTAATAACACGCCTCCAAACGGTTGGGAGCATCTGTGAAATCCGTGATGAGAACATTACCCATGGGATTATCCTCCGTGGGCATCTGACACATAGCCCCCTCCGCGCTGATACCATAGGTCTCCCTCACCATCTTCGACTTATAAAGAACATAGATGACACCGAGAACAGTCGCACCTAGGACAAAGACACGAGGGTCTCGGCGAATCAGGTAAATGATACAGCATACGTAAATAACAAAGCGAGACGCAGCGTTAACCCTATCCTCTGGGGTTTGTTCACTCGTCGGCCAAAACTGAGCAACCTGGTCAGCGCTAATAAGTTGCTGAGGTTCGTCAAACCAAGCCTTCATTTAGTATACATGGGGTTTATTTTTTTGGGAGGTTACCAAGCATACCGCCCATCATCTTCATGAGTGCGTCCTGGTCAATCTGACCATCACCACTCTGCATCTTGTCCGCACAATCCTTCGCGATACCTTCAATCATCTTGAGGGTGTCGTCGGGGATGGAGACGATGGTCGTACCGAGCATGTAGAGCGTCTGAAGGTACTGCCACGTCGCAGACTTGGTGTTGGCAGACATCCTCTCCCAATAGGACTTGATGTCGAGGTCTTTGAGAAACTCAATCGTCTCAATCTCCTTGAGAAGGAACGTCTCATCCTTCGCAGAAATCTTGTCAGCGTAGGGGGACACACCCTTCATGAAACCGTCGACGACGAGACGGGGGTTCGTCGTCTTCAACAAATCGAACGAAGTCATCATCTTCTTGATACCTTTTTCCTCTGGAAAAGTCTTGTGCAATTCCACAAGAAATTGACCCATCATATCGTTAAACGCAGTAACGGACGCCATTTTCTTATTGTATTGGTGTAATCTTTAAGTTTTAAAAAGGTTCACTGGAGATAGCCTCCCTCTGACCTATACCACCCGATACGATGAAAAACACGAGAATCGCGTTGAGTGCAGCGGGCTTGGTGTATTTATTGAGTTCGAGTTTTCCTTCATTGTTGAGATGCGCCTTGAGGTGAATGTACGCCGCGGTGATGGCTCCCGCGATAAGCGCAGCATACATGGGGTCACGCAGATAGTCGGAGAGTTCCATTTAATTATAACGGGGATTTTTTGTACGCTGCTCTGGTGCATCACCGAAAAGAACATCATCATCCTCTGGCTGAGGCTGAGGCTCCTCCATCCGAGGCTCCTCCATCTGAGGCTCCTCCATGGGCTCGGGTTCGGGTGCCTGTACACCTGGGACAGTCTTGAACTCGTTCTCGAGACCAGTGGGTTCAGGCTCGGGTTCTCCCATTGGCATCGGCTCCTCCATAGGCTCGGGTTCAGGCTCTGGCTCCCCCATGGGTTCATCCTCACCTTCGACCACATCAGGATCCATGGCGTCCTGGACTTCACCATCGAGGGAGATGTCTCGAGTCTCTTGGGACATGTACGTCTGAAGAATCTGCTGGACGGGGATGAGTTCCTTCACAGTGTTCTCGATGCATAGGGAGATGCGCGCCGTCAAGTTCTCATCCCTCGCGTATTCACTCTGCTCCTCGTGGAAGATATAGGGGTCTTTGTAAAGGTCTTTGGCGACGTTGTTGTAGCACGTCTGAATGAAAACTTCCTCGGTTGGAAGCTTGAGGGAAATCTTCTTGTTGTCAGCCTTGAGACGAACCGCCGAAAGAATCTTGGTGCAGGCAACAAACACCGCAGCGAGGAGGTCACTGAACCAGGAACACCTGTCAGTGATGTTGTCAGAGTGACGCTTAGACATCGCATTCGACCAGTTGGGAACCTCCTTGAGAAGCTTTTGGAACATGATGAGAACCTGCTTCCCCTTGGCAGTCTTCACCGCTTCACCGTAAATCTCCTGAAACACTTCAATCATAGCTGGACACATGATGAGACACATCTGTCCCAAGTACTCCTTCTTCGCCTCACATAGCACATTGAGGTTATCCATTTATGATTAAGAGGGGTTTAAATTAAGATTTTCCTACGCACTTCTCCTGTACTTATTCGCAATCTTCTTGAGATTCATGAGATTGGGGAAGTCTGCTTCACTCCCCTCTTCCTGTTCAACTCTCTGTTTCTTCTTTTTGGGGACATTCCATGAGATGTAAATATCGTAGTCACTGATGAGACGTGCCTGGAATCCGCCGAGTATAAACTGTCTCGTGACATATCTCGCAGCCTGACCCCTAT